GAAGCGCCGGACGGACAAGTGCGGCTGCATCGTGGGCAAAGCCGGCAACCGTTGCCGTCAGATTGCCAAGAAGCGCGGGAAGGTGTGCGCTGCCAACAAGTCCAAGCTCGAGGTTGACTCTAATTAAGCAAGCTGTTTCTTTCTGCCCGTCGTTTTAACGATTTGCTTTAGTTTGTTTGGGCATGTTTTTGCGCTTGGTTTTTGGATGTATGTTTTTTTTTTAATTCCTTGTTTAGGATGGATGGGTGTCTTTTTTTTTTTCATCCTTTTCTCTCTTCGATTTTTTCTTAATTTACAATTATGCTGAAAGGTCACAAATCTTAGAGTTTGTATCAAGACGTAATGCTCTTAGTTCACACATAGTCCAGAAAAGACCACGAACAACCATAGCATTAGCCTGGAATACGTCTCTGTTTTCTACGTAGTTAGTATGATTTGCAATAGCAAGTTTTAGATAACGAGTATCAAGAACATAAACATATGAACCCTGATCACTGTAATCTGAATTTACGCCGAAACGTACATCTGCATCAGCAAGAATTGGAATACCACGATAAGTAGCAGCAGTTAAACCTGTCTTGTAGCCAGGAAGTGTGCTTTCATCGCCAAGTTTTACTTTGAATTCACCATCACCAATGTATCTTTGTTGTGGTTGACCAAGAGCAGAAATTCTGTCAAGCTGATCATAATTTGTTAGAATAAGATCAGGATCACCACCGTTAAGACGAATGTTTCTGATAGCTGTATCAAGTAATGAAAGAGTTAAGTCTCTTTCTGTACCACCATTATCAAGAACAGTAGCAGCAGCACCCCATGTGTTAGCTGCTCGGTCACTTGTGCTTGTTAATGAGTAAACACCAACACCACGAGCGCTGTTCAAACTAACACCAGCAATTGTTCTACCGTCTTGTTCTACGATATCATCAAGTGATGTAATACCAGCACGACTCTTTACGTAAACAACTCTACCAGCAGAAGAATTCAAACCTGTAAGAGTATCACCTGATACTGCTGTGATTTGATCTTCTGTACCTGATGTTTCATTGTCATTTGAATCAAATAATGTATCGTAAGGTCTAAAATATTCACCTTGAGCAACAGCACTTGCGCCAGTTGCAACAGTGTGAGAGCCAAGTAGTAATTCTTGGTTCAATTCTTTTACGTGGTCTTTAGCAGCAGCTTTCTGTTCTTGTGCAAGAACATCACCCATACCACCTTCAATACCACCTAAGTATTGAGCAAGCAAGCTAACACCGAAATCTGTTACGATAATACGAGGTTTGCTTGATACTACTTCGTAGTTTGAACTATCGATAGTTGGAATTGGGCCAACTTCGGTTACAGGACGTGAACGACCTGAACCACGATCAGTACGAAGTCTCCAACCTACTGTAGGGCCGAATGGTACTTTTTCTAAAACGTTCCAGAACTTTGTCTGATTGTTAAGAGCATCCCAAACGATCTTACCATAAGTGGAAGTGAAAACATTACCTTCTTGAAGGTAAGTTTGCTTTGCGAATGCGCCAGAAGGGATAATTCTGTTTTGAAGTCCCTTATTAGCAGCAGCAATATAACTTCCAAGAGTTAAATTTGTATTTGCCATTATTCCTTATTATCCTCCACCTATTAGTAGGTCATTCCAGGAATACCGCTATCATACATAGCAGTTTGTGGTGTTTCAATATCACCAAGTTGTAATCTCATTTTATTGATTCTTGCAAGAACTGCTTCGCTAATTTCACCAGTAGATTTGTTTACAGCATGTTCTGTAAGTTGACCTACAAGACCATTGAAATCATCAAAAGCTGCAACTAAGCTGTCAGGAGATTGATATCCACCACGAGCAGGTGTTTCAAAATCTACAGGACTTGATTTTCTAATTGGTAGATTACTTGGAAGCGCTGGTGCATCAGCAGCTTCTTGGCTCTTTGTGATACTTTCTAATTTCTTCATTAGAACGTCTTCACGTGCAGATTGAGCCTTTACAAGACCCATAACATCTTTAAGCATTTCACGAAGATGCATTAATTCTTGTTCATGAGCGTCATTGCCTGCTGGCATGTCTTTCATGGAACCAGAACCAAAAGATTCATCTGGTGCAGAGCCACCTGCTGCACCGCCAGCTTCATCACCATCAGGCTCACTACCACCACCGAAATCATTTCCATTATAGCCTTCGTCGTGCTTGTTAAAAGCTTCAACGCTCTTAGCTACTGTAGAAACTTCTGCTGGTTTTTCGTCTGCAACTTCCATATCTTTTCGATCCATATTCTTGCCAGCAGAACCGTAAGAAATGTCAGGAGTTGCGTAGTGAATTTGTGGAGATTGATTGTGGAAATTGTCTTCAATTTCCTTGAGTCTCTTATCGTAAACGTCTTGTTTGCTCATTACGTCTCCGATAACGTCTCTCATACCCTTGAGAAGAGTAACAGTATCTCTGTCAAAATTAGGCATTATTGATTAATCCTCCGAGAATCAGATTTGGTAGGAAAACCTACCTTAAATAACTCTGTCTAAAACAATTATAGACAGTGAAAA